TAGCTGATGTTAAATGAAGAACTAACTATATTGAATAAAGTACAAAAACATTTAAAAGAATCATATCAAAATATTGGAGATGCCATGATTGCTGGTGGTATTGACAATATGGAAAAATACAAGTATATGATGGGACAGGCACATGCCTATTTAAGAATATCACAGGAAATCTCTAACCTGCTAAAACCTAAGGAGCAAAAAAATGAAACTGAAAGAGCAGAAAACATCGTCGACTTCGAAACCAGAAGTTAAATCGGCATTACTAGATAAATACGCAGAAGATCATCAAAAAGAAGTTGATGGTTATGAGCGTTTAAAAACAAAAGAATCAAATAAATTACCTCAACCTACTGGATGGAGAATGGTTGTTCTTCCTTTTAAAATGAAGGAAAAAACTAAAGGTGGATTATATCTTGGACAAGAAACTTTAGAGAGACAACAAGTTGGATCAACTTGTGGTCTAGTTCTTGCTATGGGTCCACATTGTTATGATAAAGAAAAATTTCCTGAAGGACCTTGGTGTAAAAAAGGTGACTGGGTAATTTTCGCAAGATACGCTGGATCAAGAATCCAGATCGATGGCGGGGAAGTAAGATTGCTAAATGACGATGAAGTTTTAGCAACCATCGACAATCCCGAAGATATACTTCATCAATATTAAACATAGTAACGCTAGGAGGAAACTATGCCCGATACGCAAGAAAATAAAACTGTCGATATCGATACATCTGGACCAGATACTGAAATAGAATTAGAAAATGATTCTAAAGAAACTGAAACACCAGAAATTGAAACAGCAACTGAAGAAACAACTGAAGTTGTTGAAGAACCAAAAGAACAAATAAACGTTGAAGCCAAAGAAGAAGCTCCAAAAGATGATGAGTTAAAAGACTATTCTGAAAGTGTTCAAAAAAGAATAGCTAAACTTACTAAAAAATGGAGAGAAGCTGAGAGACAAAAAGATGAAGCTTTATATTATGCTAAATCAGTTTTAACTGAAAAAGAAAAAGCAGAATTAAAACTTTCTAAGATTGAACCAAGTTTCTTAAAAACTACTGAAGAAGGAATTAAATCTGGTTTAGAATCTGCTAAAGCAAAATTAGCTGCAGCAAGAGAAGCTGGAGATATTAATGCTGAAGTAGAAGCTCAATCTTTAATCTCTGAATATGCTTATAAACAAGTTAGATTTATTGAAGCAAAAGCTGAGCAGGAAGAGTTTTCTAGAGCAAAAGAAAAGGAAGTTAGAACTCCTGAAATCAATTTAAATAGACAAGAAGTTAGTAGAGGAACACCGGATCCTAAAGCTGAATCATGGGCTGAAAAGAATTCATGGTTTGGTCAGGATGCAGCAATGACTTATACTGCTTTTGATTTACATAAGAAATTGACGGAACAGGAAGGTTTTGACCCATCAAGTGATGAATATTATTCTGAAATTGATAAAAGAATAAGACTTGAATTTCCTCATAAATTTGCTACAAATGAGATTAAGGAAACGGCCAAGCCGGTACAGACAGTTGCATCTGCAAAAAGAAGTACAAAATCTGGTCGCAAAACTGTGAGGCTCACACCATCACAAGTAGCAATAGCTAAAAAATTAGGTGTGCCACTCGAAGAGTATGCGAAACAACTAAATATCACGAAGGAGGTATAAGCATATGGAAGATAATAACGATACAAGAACCTCGCGTGCGAGTCAGACTAGAGAAAAAGAATCTCGAAAAAAAGTTTGGACTCCACCATCAAGTTTAGATGCACCCCCTGCGCCAACAGGTTTTAAACATAGATGGATAAGAGTAGAAACTATGGGTTTCCAAGATACTAAGAATATCGCGGGAAGACTTAGATCAGGATATGAATTAGTTAGATCTGATGAATATCCAGATACAGATTATCCAATTGTTGAAGACGGCAAATATAAGGGAGTGATCGGAGTTGGTGGCCTTGTGCTGGCAAGGGTACCGGAAGAGATTGCGGATCAACGTAATGAGTACTACACTAAACAGGCTCAAGACAATGTTGATGCAGTAGATAACGATCTTATGAAGGAGCAGCACCCAAGTATGCCTATCAATATTGATAGACAAACTCGTGTAACTTTTGGTGGTACTAAGAAATCCTAATTATAGAATTTCTAAAACCAACAGAGTACACTTAAACTAACAATGTCTAAGGAGGACAACTACTATGGCAAATAAAGATGCTGCATTCGGTCTAAGACCGATTGGAAAAGTAGGTCAGAATAGAGACAACCAAGGTTTAAGTGAGTACAATATAAACACGACTACTAGTACAATTTATTTCCAAGACCCTGTGAAAGCAGTGGCTGATGGTGGAATAACTGTAGCTGGTGCCGGTGATTTATTATTGGGATCGCTTAATGGTATTTACTATACTGATCTATCAACAAAAAAACCTACATGGTCTAATCACTATGAAGCAAATAACGCCGCTACTGATGTAGTTGCATTCGTTTCTGACGATCCGTATGAAAGATTTGAAATACAATCTGCGGGTTCAGTTACAGGTGCAAATATTTTCTTAGTAGCTGATATTGCGTACACTGCTGGTGATTCTGCTAACTATGTATCAAAAGCGGAAATATCTGGAACTATGACTTCAGCTGCTTCTGCTCAACTTAGAATCTTAGGAATCTCTAAAGATATCGACAATAACGACACGGCTTCGGCTAATGTTAATGTTGTTGTTAATATCAACGAGCATTTTCTAAATTCTGCTAACGGCGTATAATAGAGGAGAATAACTATGGCAATAAGTAGAGGACAACTAGTTAAAGAACTAGAACCAGGTTTGAATGCTCTATTCGGCTTGGAATATAAACGTTATGAGAATCAGCATGCTGAAATCTACACTAGCGAATCTTCAGACAGAGCGTTTGAAGAAGAAGTTATGTTATCAGGTTTTGCTCAAGCTCAAGTAAAAGCGGAAGGTTCTGGTGTTACATTTGATAACGCTCAAGAAACTTACACTGCAAGATATACACATGAAACTGTAGCTCTTGCTTTCGCAATTACTGAAGAAGCAATTGAGGACAACTTGTATGACAGACTTGCTAGCAGATACACTAAAGCATTAGCTAGATCTATGGCAAACACTAAACAAGTTAAAGCGGTACAACCATTAGTTAATGGTTTCGGTACTTTCACTTCAGGGGATGGTTCTGCATTATTCAGCACATCACACCCAACTATAAGTGGAACTGTATCTAACACATTGGCTACAGCTGCGGACCTTAACGAAACTTCATTGGAACAGTCTTTAATTGACATTGCTTCAATGACTGACGAAAGAGGTCTAAAAATTGCTGCTAGAGGAGTGAAAATGATCGTTCCTTCTGAGCTTCAATTTACTGCTGAGAGATTGATGAAATCTCAAGGTAGAGTTGGAACTGCTGATAATGATATCAACGCAATCGTTTCTATGGGAATGGTTCCTCAAGGTTACAGAGTGAACAATTTCTTAACAGATCCAGATGCGTTCTTCATTATCACTGACGTGCCTAATGGTATGAAGTATTTTGATAGATCACCTATCAAAACTTCTATGGAAGGTGACTTCGATACTGGTAACGTAAGATACAAAGCTAGAGAAAGATACTCTTTTGGAGTTTCTGACTTTAGAGGTATTTTTGCATCACCAGGTGCATAATAATTAAATATTTGAGGCGGGACACAATCCCGCCTCATTTTAAATATAGAAAGAAAAAATGACTCAATATAAATATGTAGTAAAAATCTTTACAAAATATATTCAAACACAATTTGAAATCGAAAGTGATAAAGAAATAAATGATGCGGATGAGCTAAATAAACCCATTATTGACTTCTTAGGAAAATCTGATATAAAATGGGAACAAAATGATTTACAGTATAATGGTGCTGGAAATGATTTTTACATAACCTATGAGGAGGTTAAAAATGGCTCAGGACAACATGATATTGTTCGCGAAGAAACTGAAACTCGAATCTAGATGGAACGAGTTGTTTCTTGAAAATCGAGGACAAATAACTGCTGAGATGTCTGTTTTAGGTGATGAGATTAAACAAGTAATTAGATCTATCATTAGAAAACAAGAAGCAGAAGTCCATACTAACGACAAAGATTACGAAGTACATCTTTTCGCTGGTTAATTAGGACTCGGACATCGTCAAAAACGACTTTTTCTCCTAGGGATTTCTTGCACTTTTTAAAAATCTAGTATATAAATTAATCACTATACATAAATTAATTCTGCATAGACGCGTATAGTCGACGGCCTAGAGACTATGTAGAAATAACTAGGAGAATAATACTATGGCACAAACTACATTTAACGGTCCAGTCGTTGCCCTAAACGGTTTCATTGGTGGAGCAAATAATAATACTCCAACAAGAGCTAATGACACTCAACAAGGTGGTGGCGTTGCTTGGACTGTTGGTTCAAATACTTCAACTGTTACTATTGCATCTGGCACAAGAGCCGGTGAAACTTTAAGCGCAGTTAATAATGAAGGTGTTATGATTTATGTTGCTAATGGATACACAGGAGCTGCAACTTATGCATTTTCTGATGGTTCAAATTGGAAACAAATAATTACTGGCACTAACATTACAGCAAGTTAATAAATTATGGAGCCCTTCGGGGCTCCTTTAAATAAATTTTAAGGAGAAAAATTATGGCAAGTAAAGGCGACGTAAAAGCAGTCCAAATTACATCAGCAGCCCAAGTATTTGGTGGCAGAACTAGATTAAGAGGAATTATTCTATCTGCTAATAGTACAACGGTTGTTGGATCTGTAACTTTACAAGATATAAATGGAACTCAGTTTACAGCAGATGTTCCTCCAGGAGATGTATTTTCATTTAATCTTCCTGAAGATGGTATCTTGTTTGAAAGTGGAATGACTTGCAGTGCAATTACAAGTGCGAAAGCAACTGTATTGATTGATAAATAATAGGTGCTCTAAATGGCAACTTCTGGAACAACAACTTTTGAATCAAGTTTTTATATTGATGATGTAATTACTGAAGCCTATGAAAGATTAGGCATGTTTGATTATACAGGTAATAATATAAAAACAGCTAGACGTTCTTTAAACATTATGTTTCAAGAATGGGGCAATAGAGGTTTACATTTTTGGGAAGTAAAAAATAATTCTATTACATTAGTTGATGGTCAATCAACTTATACAATGTACAGATCAACAGCAGATGGTACTTCAGATGCAACAGCAGTATATGGTGTTGATGATATTTTAGAAGCAGTTTATAGAAATTCTTCTGGAGTTGATTTTTCTTTAACTAAAATTAATAGATCAACTTATCAAGGTCTATCTTCTAAAACACAAGAAGGAACTCCAACACAATATTTTGTACAAAGATTTATAGATAAAATTACAATCACTTTATATTTAACTCCCGGAAGCACAGAAGCCGGAAACTTTCTTAACTACTATTATGTTAGCCGGATTCAGGATGCAGGAGCCTATACAAATAATGCAGATGTTCCATATAGATTTGTACCTTGTATGGTATCTGGACTTGCATATTATTTATCACAAAAATTTAAACCAGAGTTAGTTCAACAAATGAAATTACTTTATGAAGATGAATTACAAAGAGCTTTACAAGAAGATGGTTCTTCATCTAGTACTTTCATAACCCCTAAAACTTATTATCCAAATGTCTAGATCAAACGGTAAATATGCACAATTTATTTCTGATAGATCAGGTATGGCTTTTCCATATAAAGAAATGGTTGTGGAATGGAATGGAGCTAGAGTACATGTTTCTGAATTTGAACCGAAGCAACCACAATTAGAACCTAAACCAACTGTTGCAGATCCACAAGGTTTACAATTTGCAAGACCAGCAAGAGTAGAACCTGCAGTTTTAATTTTATTACAAACAAATCCTTTTCAAACAATTAAATATTCTGGAAATACTTATGTGAATGTTTATTCACCTAATCATAATAGATCAACTGGAAATATAGTTAGATTTAGAGGACCAACTAATGCAAGTGGCTATGATAATGTTCCATCTTTTGATGGTGTTACTGATATTAGTAATTCAAATGGATTTACAATTACGGTTGGCAAAATAGATTCAAGTGGTAATGTATCTAATACAACAAATTATTATTATTTTCAAAGTAGTGATACAGCAAATAATGGTAATATAAATGGAGGAGGAAATGGTTGCACAGCCGGACCTGTTAACCTACAAGCATAATGACATACGCAGAATTATTACAACAGATTAGAGATTATACAGAAACAGATAGTAATGTTTTAACAGATAGTATTTGCAATGGATTTATTTCAAATGCTGAATGGAGAATATTTAGAGATGTTGATTCTGATAATAACAAAAGATATGCAACAGCTAATTTAATTGCTTCACAAAGATTTATAGATGTACCTGCTGATTTATTAGTCGTTCGATCAGCTCAAATCGTAGATGGTGGTTCAGGGGGAACTAGAAACTTTTTAGAATATAGAGATACCAGTTTTATGTCTGAATATAACTCAACTGGTGTGACTGGAGAGCCTAAATATTATGCTATGTGGGATAAAGATACCATTGTTTTAGCTCCTACACCTAGCTCAACTTATGAAATTCAATTAAATTATATCTTGAAAGATCCAGGTTTATCGAGTACAAATACAACAACATACCTAAGTAAGTATTTTCCCAACGGACTTTTGTATGCATGCTTAGTCGAAGCATATAGCTTCTTAAAGGGGCCAAATGATCTCTTGCAATTATATGAAGGAAAGTATAAACAAGTGGTAGAAGGCTTCTCAATAGAACAAATGGGAAGAAGACGACGTGATGAATATCAATCAGGTGTTCCTCGTGTCGGCGGAAAATAACAAGGAGATAAACTATGGCTATAACACAAGCGATCGCAAATGCTTTTAAAAAACAATTACTAGAAGGTGATCAAAATTTTTCATCAGGAACTGGTGATAAATTTAAGTTAGCTCTTTATACTTCTTCAGCAACTCTAAACTCAGCGACTACTGCTTATACAGCTTCTAATGAAGTTGCTAATAGCGGTCAGTATACAGCGGGCGGTGGTGCTCTGACAGGTCAAAATACATCAATTGCATCAGGTGTTGCAATTGTAGACTTTGCAGATTTATCATTTACTGGTGTAACTTTGACAGCTAGAGGTGCATTAATCTACAACACATCTTCTGCAGTTACTAATGCAGCAGTTGCAGTTTTAGATTTTGGAGCAGATAAAACAGCGACATCAGGAACTTTCACAGTACAGTTTCCAGCATTTACTACAGCAGCAGCTATACTTAGAATCTCTGGCTAATTAGGAGGTTTAAATGGCATTAGTCGTAAACGATAGAGTAAAAGAAACCTCTACCACTACAGGTACGGGTACTTTTTCTCTTGCAGGAGCCGTATTAGGTTTTGAAACATTTGTAGCAGGTATAGGTAATGCTAATACAACTTATTATTCTATTGTAAATGAGAATGGTGAGTTTGAAGTAGGACTTGGTACAGTTACTGATGCGGCAACCGATACTTTATCCAGAGACACAATTTTATCTTCATCTAACAGTGATGCTGCAGTAGATTTTTCTGCAGGAACTAAAGATGTTTTCTGTACCCTTCCTGCATCCAAAGCAGTCATACTTGATTCAAGCGGAAACATTGTTGCAAACAATGGATCTAATTTAACAAATTTAAATGCAGATAATTTAGCTTCAGGTACAGTTCCTGATGCAAGGTTTCCAGCAACACTTCCAGCATTAAATGGAAGTGCTTTAACAAATTTAAATGCAACCAATCTTGCAAGTGGAACAGTCCCTGACGCAAGATTCCCGGCAACACTTCCTGCTGTCAGTGGAGCAAATTTAACTTCTTTAAATGCAACTAATTTAGCAAGTGGTACAGTACCAGATGCTAGATTTCCAGCAACACTTCCTGCTGCAAACGGAAGTAACTTAACAGCTTTAAACGCAACTAACATTGCTTCAGGAACTTTAGCATCAGACAGATTGCCTACAGTTCCTACAACAAAAGGTGGAACTGGTTTAACTTCAATTGGAACAGCCAATCAGGTTCTTGCCGTTAATGGAGCAGGAACTGCATTAGAATATCAAACACCAACCACTGGAGATATTACAGGAGTTACTGCAGGAAATGGTTTAACGGGAGGTGGATCATCAGGTGATGTAACTTTAAACGTAGGAGCAGGTGCTCTTATTGATGTTACTGCAGACGCTATTGATGTAGATTTATCAGAATTAACAACATCTACTTCAGATGCAGACGGAGATTTTTTTGCTGTTGTAGATTCAGTAGGTGCACAAAAAAAATTAACAAAAGCAAATATTAACATTTCTGGTTTTAATAATGATTCTGGATTTACTACAAACACAGGAACGGTTACTTCAGTAGGAGTAACTGCTGGATCTGGTTTAACTGGTGGTGGAACAGTTACTACTTCAGGAACTATAAATTTAGATGTTGGTGCAGGAACAGGTATTGATGTAGCTGCAGATGCAATTTCTGTTGATGTATCTGATTTCATGACTAATGGATCAAACAATAGAGTTTTAACTGCAACTGGTACAGATGCCATGAATGCAGAAGCGAATATGACATTTGATGGTTCTACTTTAACTGTAACAGGTGCTGTAGTTCCAGGAGCCAACGATACCTACGACTTAGGTGCATTAGGAAATGTTTGGAGAAACTTATACACTGGAGACTTACATTTATCTAACGAAGCAAAATCTGAAGGTAATGCAGTTGATGGTACAAAAGGTAATTGGACAATTCAAGAAGGTTCTGAAGACCTTTATCTATTTAATAACAAATCAGGTAAAAGATATAAGTTTAAACTAGAAGAGGTTTAATAGCAAATGGCCTTTGGAATTACAGCATTTGCAGAATCCCCTTTTGCAGCTACGGGTTCGACTAGTATTAATGTACAAGTAACTGGTCAAGAACTTATCATAGCAGAAACATCTCCAGGTGTTATTATAGATGTAACTGTTTCTTTAACTGGTCAACCTTTAACAGCAACACAAGGTGATGTAAGTTTATTTATAGGTGTTGAAGTTTTTCCAACAGGTCAAGTTTTAAATTCTAATTTAGGTTCTGTTTCAATTACTGCTAATTCAGATGCTAGTATCACTGGTGAAGCAATGACTATTTCAAATGGTACAGCTGTCTTAGATGCAAATACATTTGCTGCAGTTTCTGGTGAAGCAATGACTGCAGAAGAAGGAATAGTTGATCCTTCACCTGATGCATCCGTTACTGGTATTGGAATGTCTGCAGCTTTAGGACTTGGAACAGTTACTGCAGGTGCTGATATAAATGTAACAGGTGAATTATTAACAGCAGGAATAGGAAGTTTAACCGTAACAGCAGATGCTAATACAAATATTAGTGGTGAATTATTATCTATAGCTCAAGGTAGTGTTGTTGCATCTGCAAATGCAGATGTTTCAGTTACTGGTCAAGAATTGACCATGCAAGAAAATACTCCATCTATTACTGGAGATGCAAATGTTTCTTTAACAGCTCTACCTATGACAGCCAATCTTGGTACAGCTGTTTTAGATGCTAATACTTTAGTAGATTTAACCGGTCAAGCAATGACTATGCAAGAAGGTACAGCTACTGCAGATGATGCAAGTGCTGAAATTACTGGACTTTCAATGTCAATGTCGTTAGGAAGTGTTAAAAATGTAATGTGGAGTGAAGTAAATACAGGAACAGTCCAACCTTGGACGGAAGTTGACACTGCTGCATAAATGAAATATTATGATATAATTTAAGGAATCTAAAATATGGCTAATACTACATCAGCAAGTTTAAAATTAACGGTTCAACAGACTGGAGAAAATTCAGGAACTTGGGGTCAATTTACTAACACCAATTTATTAATTTTAGAACAAGCTATTGGTGGATATACTGGGGTTGCTTTAAATGCTACAACAGGTGCTACTTTAACATTTTCAAATGGTGCTTTATCAAATGGTAAAGATCAAGTTATAAGATTAACTGGAACTATTACATCAAATGTAAATGTAGTTATTCCTGATGGAGTTGAAAAAACTTATATAGTTGAAAATGCAACTAGTGGTGCTTTTACAGTTACTTTTAAAACAAGTTCTGGAACCGGTGCTACATGGTCTACGACAGACAAAGGTTATAAAATAATATATTCTGATGGTACTAATATTGTAGATGTTACAGCTGATTTGGGAGATATAACTGCAGGAAACGTGACTGCAGGAAATATATCTGTAGGAACTATAGCTTCAGGAGCAATAACTGCAACCGGTAATATTATACCTGGTGCAGATGATACCTATGATCTTGGAACTTCAACTGCTGTATGGCAAAATTTATATACTGGAGATTTACATTTATCAAATCAAGCTAAAAATCAAGGAAATATAGTGGATGGTACAAAAGGAAATTGGACTTTACAAGAAGGAAAAGATGATATATTCATGATAAATAATATATCTGGAGAAAAGTTTAAAATTAATTTATCTAAGATAGAAGGAGATTTATAATGGGAGTAGTATCGTGCGGAACTACAATGTTAGATCAAGGAGTTTTCCAAAATATTGGAGCGGTTACTTGGGACACTACAGCTAAAACTGTAGGGTTTACTGCTGTAAGTGGTAATGGTTATTTTGTAAATACAACTTCAGGACAAATTACAGTTACATTACCTTCTTCACCAAGTGCTGGTGATGCAGTAGCAGTTGCTGATTATGCAAATACTGCTGATACAAATAAAATTATTCTTAATCGTAATGGAAATAATATTCAAGGATCTGCTTCAAATTTCGAAATCGTTACTGAAGGAAGATCTATATTATTAGTTTATGTAGATGCAACACAAGGTTGGAAAGTTACCTCTGCATCTCAAGCTTCTGATATTGTAAACCCAACATTTATAACAGCTACAGGTGGAACTATAACAACTTCAGGAAATTATAAAATTCATACTTTCACAGGCCCTGGAACTTTCAATGTTACGCAAGTTGGTAATGCACCAACAGTTCCAGCAGGTGGTCCTAGTAATGCTGACTATTTAGTTGTAGGAGGTGGCGGTGGCGGTTATGAACTTACTTATTTTACTGGAGGAGGTGGAGCAGGTGGTTATAGGGAATCTTATAATCCAGCTACTTCTGGATCATATACAGCGTCTCCTAAAGCAACTCCAACTTCATTAACACTTTCAGTACAAGGATATCCAATTACAGTAGGAGCAGGCGGAGCAAGACCATCACCTCTTACAAATGGAGGTAATCCTGGATCTCCTTCAATTTTTTCAACAATAACATCTACAGGTGGAGGAAGAGGTGGCGGCTGTGGTGCAGCTGGAAATGGTGGTTCAGGTGGTGGAATGGGAGGATATGGCCCTGGGGTTGGAACAGGTAATACTCCTCCAACAAGTCCTCCTCAAGGTAATCCAGGTGGTCCTGGTAATCCTCCAGGTGCTCCTCCAGGTGCTAGAGGCGGCGGCGGTGGAGGTGGCGCTATTTCAGCCGGTAATTCTTATTCTGGTACAAGTGGTGGACCGGGTGGTAATGGAACTACAACAAGCATAACAGCCTCTCCTGTTGCAAGAGGCGGTGGTGGCGGTGGAGCATCTGAACTTGGTGGTGTAGGTGGCACAGGTGGAACTGGCGGCGGTGGTAATGGAGGAACTAGAGGTGGTATTCCTGCACAAAATGGAACAGCTAATACTGGCGGTGGCGGTGGTGGAGCTGGAATTGAAGGTTCTTTATCTGGAAGTGGTGGATCAGGAGTTGTAGTTATTAGGTACAAATTTCAGTAGGTAAATAATTGGTGCACAACCCACAAACTTCTATTGGTGGTGCAGGCGGTTCAGGAATTGTTATTATTAGATACAAATATCAATAAGATTAATGTATTTACTTAAATTAAAATAAAATGTATAATAGGAGTTAATTATGGCACATTTCGCAAAACTAGGAGCAAACGGAAAAGTTATTCAAGTATTAACACTTGATAATAAAGATATGCTCAATGCTGACGGAGTAGAAGACGAAACAGTAGGTCAACAATATTTAGAACTACATAATAACTGGCCTGCACAAATGTGGATTCAAACTTCATATAATACAGCAGGCAATCAACATAAAAACGATGGAACTCCATTTAGAGGAAATTATGCAGGTATTGGTTATACTTGGGATGAAGATAATGAAATTTTCTGGCCTAAACAACCATTTGCTTCATGGGTTAAATTAATTTCAGAAGCAAGATGGCAATCACCAATTGGTGATGCACCAGCATTAACTGCAGAACAAACTTCACAAAATCAAGCTAATACTCATTTATGGGTTTATGAATGGAATGAAGAAGGACAATCTTGGGATTTGACAAATAAAAATACATAGTATAAATAAAGTGGTGGTATGTATAAGAAAGTTTTAACTGAACAAAGTTTATTTTATGGTGACGTTTCAATGCCTAAAGGTTTTGAAATAGATAGAGATAAATTATCAGGAGATATTTTACAATCAACATTTACAGATTCAGAGTTTCCATTTTCAAGAACTTGGGACATGTTAAATACCTATATTAGAGATCATGTAAATTTAGAATATAATTTTCAATTAGTTAATAAAAATTATTGGGGA